CTCATTCGTTCTCCTTCTGTTCCTTAGCCATAGTACGCAAATGACCGATACAGTAGTCGGTTTGTTTGGCTTTGGGTCCTTCACAAGTATCGTTATTGGCGATACAACGGTTACGGCCGATATACGGTCCGCTTCCAGGCGCAAGTTTGCTCCCGACTGCCGAAACGGCAGGTCGGGAACCACTTACAGGTTCTCCATATAGGGTGTGGGCAAGTTGTTTACTCATACCCTATGTGGGGTTCGTTACTTTAATTTTCCCTTAACGCCACGCTTCACAGAAGCAGAAGTCCGTGCAGAAGAAGCCCTCTTGCTGGAAGATGCTTTCTTTTGTGCAGCAGTAATAGCAGCACGACGAGCAGCCTGGTTAGCAGCCTTGCCACGTGGTGAAGCAATCGGCGTAACAGCAGAAGCCTTTTTCTTTGCAGCAGCAACACTACGAGGACTTGGCCCACGAGACGTTACCTGCTTAGCCTGTGCTTTTTTAGTTGCAGCCGCTTCTTTGCTGGAACGAATCATTCCTGCTTCTTTAGAAGCCGAAACAGCATTAGCACGTTTTGCAACAGCAGCCTTACGGCCAGCCACCGCTTTGGGTGAAGGTGCAGGCGATACAACACGGGGTGTTGCAGACGCTTTTGCTTTTGCTACTGATTCGGGTGAAGGACCACGAGATGTTGGACCTTTGCCTTTATTTGCTGGGTTATAAGGCGAATCCTTTTTCCAAGGTGTACCTTTAGGAACATTCCAGTTTCCCTTGTAACCCTTAGGAACTGGCATGTAAGCCTTGTTGTTATCGGGACCATTTACGGTCTTGCTTTTTTTTGCGTATGGCATCATTACTCCTTAATGTGGTGGGTAGAGATGGGGGGCCAAAGCCCCCCAAATCAATTGACAAAACTGACTAGGCAGTCTTTGCGGTCAACTTACCTTGCTTCTTACGGTTAGAAACAACAAGGTTACCGTAGCACATGATAAGAGCGAAACGTGCGTCCTGGTTCTCAGGGCGAACGAAATCGGTCTGTGCAAACCACTTGTCAGAGTGACCAACAAGTTTGATGTACTTAGAGTTCAAGAAGTACATAACACCTGCTGTACAGTGAACGTCGTACATGATAGGCGCAGACTTGAACAGAAGGTTCTGGAAACCAGCATCTGCTGTCTTTGTATCAGTGTAACGCAACTGTGGTTGCAGAAGTGATTCATACTTTTCAAACAATGTTTGAGTTGTAAGGATAACGTCAGGATGGTCGTTACCAACAGACACGCTGTTATAAGCAGTCGCCATCTGAAGAAGAGTCAAAGCACCAGCGGTGTTTTCCTCATATGAACGCCAGTATTCGTTACCTGCTGTAGCCGAGTTAATACCACCAACGGTGTTACCTGACTCAACAAGGTTACCAAGACCGTTCCAGTTCTTACCAGAGTTGCCTGTGCCATCAGCAAAGAACATTTGGTTAAAGCCTTCACGCAATGACTCTTCAGCCTGCATAATCTTAGCCTCAAGCAAGTTAATAATAGCATGCTCGCCATTGTTCTTAGCCTCTTCAATACCGCTGATAGCGATTGAAGCACCATATTGCTTCCAGTCGTATTCAGCAGCCGAAATACCATCTTGTGGTGTAAGGCTGAGTGTTTCGTAACCTGAGTACGAAGCAACAGTGCTGTTCTGACCATAAATCAACTGCTCAACAATTTTCGTACCACCAGATTCGGTTTGGATACGACTCTTGTCACTAAGCCAGTATGTAAGTGGACGTGCGGTAAACACGTTGTCGGTCAACTTGTCACGATAGTTCGCAAGTGTAGTTGAGAGTAGTGCGTCAAAGTTCGGGTTCGACATTTGAATTCCTCCTAGGAAATATTATGAAATACCCAACTGCTGTTTAGCAGCAGCAAAAGCATCCCGTAAATTAGTGATTGGTTGTGAATCTACGGATGTACCTTGAGCAGACGAACCACCAGCCACAATACCACTAGAACGCTTAGCCTGAACAATTTGTTGTTCCTGCTGTGCACGCTGTGCCTGTGCCTGACGACGAGCCTGTTCTCCACTATAAAGTCTATCAAATGCCACTTGCTTGTAAACCGATTCTAAATCGGTTGTTCCCCTTGCTAGTGCCAATGAAACTACTTCATTAGCGTCAAAATCTTCACCGTATTTTTGCTGAAGAGAACCAATATTACGTTCCAACTCGTTCATAGCCTGTTGTTCCTCAAAGGACTTCAGACGATTCTCAAGTTGACGATATTGCTTTTCCATCGGGTCTGCCCACAAATCATCCTCTTCAAAGGAATCCTGTTGGTCCAAACCATAATGAGACTTCAATAGTTCAATAGTTGCATTTGGGTCATTGTCCAACGCTTGTTGGATTGCCGATGCAAACTGAACGCCACGACGCTCATCAGCCAGTTGTTGTGTCTTGCGGGTATAATCCGCTTGACGTTGATATCCAGAAACCGCTTCTTTAAGTGGCACTTCAAGTTCTTCGCCATCAACGACTACCTTGACATATTTGTCAGCGTATTCGTCAACATTGAAATAATCAATCGGTGCTTCATCAAAAGAAACATCACCTCCGCTTTCAACTTGTCCATCAGCGATGGGGTCAAATGCTTCAGCATCAAAATTTTCAGTATCCATAATTCTCCAGAGTCCAAAATGGTTGCTCTATAGTAGTAGTTGTTTCGTTACATTTGTGTGTTTGGTAAACCACCAGTTTGGTTGGCAATAGCAGCCAACACCTGTGGTGGAATAGAACTTGGCATCGGCATACCACCAGCAGGTGGTGCCTCTTCCATGCCTGGCATCGGTGCGCCACCCATTTCAGGACCACCAGGAGGTGGGCCTTGCATGGGTTGACCATCAGGACCTACAGGTCCCTGAGGTGCAGGTTGAGCCAAGAATGCTTCAGGTGTTTTAACACCAAAACCGAATTGCAATACATGACGGGCTAACGCCGCCATATCCACAACACCTGCGCCAACAAACGGCGCCATAGCATCAACCATTTGTAGTGCCATCTGACGACGGAAAGATTCATTGACAGGTTGCGTAGAGCCAGCCTCAACTTCAAAATCAAACTCCCCCTGAATATAGTCACGGTCAAAGTTAACCCAAATAGGCATAGCACCTGAACCAACAACACGAGCAACCTGCTCGCCAGTCATATACTGCTGTGCAAGCCCGACAAGACGTTTAGCCGCTGATGCGATAGCACGCTCAACTTCAGCCAGTTTGTCTGAAGTACGAGCATTCATGGCGTCCTGCATCATAGCCGACTCTGTAGCAGTACGGCTAATCTCTGATGAGCCGCCACGCATAAACTCAGCAACACCACTGATACGGTCAATGTCTTGTGTGATAGTACCCGAAATGGTGTACAGTTCAGGTGGGTTAACAATTGCAGGCATTGAAGAAACAACACCACCAATAGGTTCATCCGAAACAACAGGCACCATAACGTTATCCTCATCAGACTCTAACGCTGCACGACCATCCTGGTCGAACGCTGATTCCTTATACAACCACTTGCGTGCGAAACGCTTACGATGGTTCATCATCTGTGTGCGTGTCTCGTTCAATTCATACTGCAAAGGTTCAATGGCCTCTAGTTCACCCATGGGGTAGAAATGCTCGGGAACATCATAGTTGCGTAGCATAACAAAAGGATGCCCAAAAGCATATGGCATCTTATGTGGATTAATCAAGAAGTTATCCCCACCATCACAGAAGACAGCCATGATTTGGCGGCGAATATCATAAAATTCCCACACGTCAACATAGCCATCTTCCTCTTTACGAGACATTCTAGCCTTACCATCATCTTCAGACCATTTGCTGTAATGCGAAGCCTGGCAATCCTCACGGGCACGACGGTTATACTTAGGGTCATTCTTGACGTCAACCATAGGGCGACGCACACGCTGTGCAATCCACTTGGCATCATCAATGCTGGTAGCATCAGGGTCTATAAAAACATCAAACGGTGAGACACGCTCAACAAAAGGACGGTCCTCAACAACAACCAACTGGCTCTCCAAAGACATACCCTGAGTAGGGTCTGTGTATTCGCCTTCATCATCAGGTGCTGCTTTGCTCAGTTTTTCTTCCTCAATAAAACGATAACCAGTTTTAAGCCAGCCATGACCAAGAATCAGATAGTCATCAACAGCACGGCGCATCTGCTTCTGGCAATCATAATGACGCCACCAATAGTTAATAATGGCTTCCGTGATGATGGCTTTATCGCCATCTTCAGCCTTGCGTGCACCCACCGTAATCTTAGGATGGTTAACAGCCACAC